GTACAAAGCTTGAAAACACTGAGTATAGAATCAGAGAGTGGGTTAGAGAGTATATAGAGCAAAAGAACAGATAGATAGAGAGCCCGAGCAAGAATTTTATTGACAGAGGATTTCTCTTAGAGTATAATATAAAATAGGAGATAGAGATATGGGGAATCTAAAGAGATTAGAAGTGAAATATGTAAGGGACAAAGCAAAGAGCCTATATCGAAAGAAAGACGCCTGTGAAGCATGTGGAGCGACTGAGGAGTTGCAGCTTCATCATAGATACTCTATAGATGAGCTTTGGACTCGATTCAAGCGAAAGAGAAAGATAGTTAAAGAGCTGACTATGGAGGAAGTGCTGACTTTAAGGGAGGAGTTCATAGCAGAGCATCAGATGGAGTTGTATGAGCATGTACTAACTCTGTGCAAGGTGTGCCACAATGAAAAGCTGCATAAGATGTTTGGGCAGACACCCTCTTTAGCTACTGCACAAGCTCAGTTGAAGTGGTTAAATAAGCAAAGAGAGTTAAATGGATTATGAGTATATTTAAGAGGTTAGCTAGCTCTATAAGAGAGAAGCTAAATCCAGCCCAGCAGCATATACACCATGAGCAAGGTGGTGATATTCCAACATATACTAGGGTTACTTCCTTGTATTATGCCTATCATAACATATCAGCCGTAAATAGGGGAGTAAACTTTATAGTAGACAGCCTCTCCGGCATTGTATATGACATCGGCGATAAACTGCCAACAACTGCGAAGCCTAAAGTTGACATTCGGTCTGTAAAGAGACTAAATACAGTGCTGAATTTTAGGCCAAATCCATTTCAAACGTCTAAGGAGTTCTATGCTAATCTGTATATTGACTTCTTGCTAGAGGGCAATATCTTTATTTACTATGACGGCATTTATCTTTACCACTTGCCCGCTCCTAGAGTAAGCATAGTTACCGACGAGCATACCTACGTTAGCCACTATGAGTATGAGACCTCTATATTCTATCCCTCTGAGATTATTCACGTAAAGGATAATAGTGCTGTCTCAATCTTTAGAGGTACTTCAAGGCTAGTAGCTTCTAAACAAAGCATGGAAGCTTTGGAAGCTATTGACTCTTATTTTACCAAGCATATGAGAAACGGCACAATCAGCAGAGTGGTCCTAGAAACGGAAGACGTTTTAGGCCCTAAAATGAAAGAATCAATAGAGACTAACTGGGCAAGAAAATACTCAGCTGCTAATAACAGCGGCGGAACGATACCAATAATCCTAGACTCAGGAATGAAAGCAGATACTCTTGGAACAATGGATATGAGGGAGTTGGACCTTCCGACTACTATTAAGACGTATGAGGATAGAATATATGAAGCATTAGGCATTCCTCCGGTTCTAATGGTTGGAGGAAATAATGCGAATATAAATCCTAACTTACGGCTTTTCTACCTTCAAACTGTATTGCCTATAGCTAACTTAATGTCTAGTGCGTTTGAAGCGTTCTTTGGATTTGATATCAAAGTAGCCAAGCAAGCGATAGAGGCACTGCAGCCAGATTTAAGAGAGCAGGCTAATTTCTTGAGTACCCTAACAAACTCTGGCATAATGACAGTAAATGAAGCCAGAGAACGGCTTCGATTACCTTATAGTGAGGAGGATCATGCTGACACCTTAATAATCCCAGCAAATGTAGCTGGCAGCAACCTAGACGCAAGTCAGGGCGGTCGTCCTGAGGGTGAGTCTTAGTAAGTAGAGTAGGAGTTATTTATGAGTGTTGAAGGATCATTAGAGTTTGAATTTCAGACTAAAGAGGTCAGTGAGGCCGATGACTATATTGAGATAGAGGGGTACGCATCTACCCATTCCAAGGATCGGGACGGGGATATTATAGTCATAGATGCCTGGAATAGCAAAGCTCTAAAGAATTACAAAAAGAATCCCATACTTCTGGCTTATCATGACCATAAGCAGCCTATTGGAGAGACTACTTCTATTGAGGTGGACGATAAGGGACTAAAGGTTAAGGGCAAGATCTATAAGGCTGCTGGCTCAGTTTATACTTTCATTAAAAACAACGTCTTGAAGACCTTTTCTGTAGGCTTCTTGATGAATGATGCTACTTATGATCCTAAGGATGATACTTTTTACATTAGGGACGTAGAACTTTGGGAAATTAGCGTTGTAAGTGTTCCGGCTAATGCTGATGCTACTTTTAGCCTAGCTAAGTCAGCTTCGGATAAAATAAAAAGTGCTAAGGAGGTTTACATGGCAGAGAAAGAGAACGAAGGGCTTAGAGAAGAAGTGAATGAATTGAAGGAAGCTTTGGAAGCCCACAAGCAGGAACTGTCTCAGAAAGAAGCTGAGGCTAATAAGGAGGCCGAAACCGTGCCTAATGTAGAAATCACTCGTGAAGGTGTTGAATCTTTGATCAATGACTCTATTAAAGCTGTGGAAGAAAAGTACACTAATGAGTCGAAGCAGTTGCAAGATGAGGTAGAGACTCTGAAAGCCACTATCAAGGAGAAGGAAGAAGAAGTAAAGGCTTTCCAAAACAACAAAATGAGGTTCTCTGATCGTAAGGATGCCGACAACGTATCCAAGCAGGAAAAAGATACCGCTGTTCTGTTGTCTAAGCTTATTCAGCGTCCAGTGAAGGAAACCAGCTACGGTTACGGCCTGCTGCAAAAGTCTACTGGCGATCATATTCCATCAGCTGCAAGCGGTAGTGATCCCTTTGGCGATGACATTCTTCTGTGGGAGACTGAGTTCTCCAACCGCATGCTGGATGAGATTCGCGAGCGTTTGGTAGTTGCTCCTTTGTTTGATACTATTCCTATGAACGCTGTTACTATGAGAATGCCTATCAATCCAGAGTCTCGTTATGCTGAGTATGTAGACCTCACCACTGCCCGTAACTCTCCTAGCCATTCTGATGCCTCCGGTACAGCCGGCACTCATCGTGTCAACAAGGAACGTTTCTTGACGGCTGTGAAGGTAGCTGCTAAGGAGTTCTACAACTACGAGGAAGAAGAAGACTCGCTGATTCCGTTTGTGCCGATCATCCGTACAGCTCTTGTTCGCTCAATGGGTAAGACTATTGACCGTACTTTGCTTCGTGGCGGAATGCTGGAAGGCACTGAAAACCTCGTTTCTGAGCCTATCAATGGCCTGGCATGGCATGCTAATACGCTGGCTAGAGAAGTTGCTATTGATGCCGAAGCAGGTGGAGCCTCTGAGAAGGTTACTGTAATGGATCACTTGCAGGCCGCTCGTAGAAAGCTGGGTTATTGGGGTCTGAATCCTAATGATGTTGTTTACATTGTTAGCCATGACGCTTACTATGATTTGGTTGATGATCCTGAATTCCGCACTATGGATCTCGTAGGCGACCGTGCTGCTATTCTCAGTGGTCAGGTTGGTGAAGCTCTTGGCTCTCCAATTCTTATCTCTGGGGAGCTTTTGGCCAACAAGTCAGACCTGGCTGACGGTGAGCAGCAGACTGCTGTGATTGCTGTTAATCCTTCCAACTTTGCTATTGGCAATTACAAAGGAGTCACCGTAGAAAGAGATAAGCTGATTGAGCAGCAACGCAACCTTATTCTTACTACTCGTAGATTCGGCTTTACTCACTACCTTGGCCATTCGTCTGACGACGATGCCGGTGAGGGTGTTGCTAGAGTGCTGTACTACAAGGGTTCTTATACGGTTGGTTCTGGATCGTAAGCAGTATGGCTATTGGGGCTTTTGCCCCAATAGCTTTTTATAGCTATTTTACACTGCTTAGAGTAGCTATAAAAAGCTATTAGCATAAAGCTAAATAACGGGAGGGTACAGTAGATGTCTATTGATTTGATTACTTTATGCGAGTATAAGGACTACTTTAGAGTGCCTTATGACCATACTCAGGATGACATGAAGTTGCAAATAACCATTAAGGCCATTTCGGAGACTATAAAGGCTTACTGCAACCGTACCTTTGTAGACTTTATTCATAGGTCAAAGGTAGAATACTTCGACGCTACTTCCTTTACTCAAATTGTTCTAAAAGAAACTCCCTTGCTATCAGTCAGCTATTTAGGTGTATCATCAGACGGAGGCGATACTTACACTAGAGTGTCAGATTTCTTTGTTAAAAAGGGCTCTGTATTCTCAAAAACTCCTAGGCCATTCCTTAGCTATACTAGATTCAATAAAGCTAATTCTGGCAAGATTGTTTATTGCGGAGGCTTCGCATCTGGGCTACCTGAAACTCCTTATGAAGGCAGTGAAAGTGGATTAGGGTATATTGAGTTTGACTTGATACGAGAAGTTGACAGCTCTAATGGTTTTTGCAACGATATTGAGAAAGAATGGACCAGCCCGAACTCAGTAGCAACATTAACCTTAGATGTACCTGAAGATCTAAGAATGGCTACTGCCTACCTTGTTCATTACTTCTCGGAGAAAGAGTTTATTCCAGAGAAATCCTTGCAGTCGGCCGTATTGCAGAATAATCCTATAAAATACAATCTGATTCCTGGCCATATAAGAATGCTACTTAGTAAGTATAAGGTAGAGGAGCCCTTTAATGGCTAATGAATACTTTGCAGAGGTAGCGAACCACCTAGCTAAGGAATCCATAGAAGCTGTCCATGCCAATATAGGAAGGCTAGCAGACAGTGGTGATATTAGGTTTTTGGAGCAACGTACTGGGCCAGGAAAAAGAGC